CGTCGCCGATGCGGAGCAGCTTGTCTATCATTATGAACACCACGATCGCCGTGCCGTACACCGAAATCTTCATCACAGTGTTGCGGGCCAGCTCGGAGAGCGTGAAACGCCCCTGCTTCACCGCCGCCGCTATGCCCCACGCCCCGTCGAGGACGACGGAGAGGAGCGTCAGCGTCACGGATGTCTCGTAGCCAGTGAAGAAATTCACGACGGACACGGAAGCCCCTATCACCCACCCCCACACGGTGGAGAGGATGCTAGACAGCTTGCCCATGAGATGCACGGCCATGTTCCTCATCAATCAATAGAAATGCGGTCTTATCCTGAGTGAGCGTGGCCGCAACGGCGGCACGAGAGCCGTGGCCAGTTCCTCCCTCACGTCCTGCGCCTTCAGCTCCCACGCCTGCCACTGCCCCGTGTCGGGCAGCGTGAGGGCAAGCCATTCGGCGAGGCACTTGTACACCACGTAGTCGTGCACGCAACGCCTTACGTGCTGCACCTCGGTCTCGCTGCGCTCGTGGGGGAACTCAAGCTCCATTGCGTATGCGTCCACCTCGTCCACCCTGTCAACGTGGCTTCCGTTCACCATCGGGCGCTTTGCGAACGGATAGAGCAGGTTGACGCACTCGTACATCAGCCTTGAGACAAGGCTGACGACCACCTCGCGGTTGCCGTCGTCAAGCACGTCCATGGTGTCGCCTGCGTCTTCCTTGCCAAGACCCTTCGCGGCGTTGGCGGCGAGCAGGCAACGCATGGAAATGTCGGCCAGCAGCTCGTCGGTTGGGAATGTCAGTCGTGTATTCTTCATCGCTCAATGCTTTCTCTCAGTCTTTCGGCCACTTCGTTGGCCACGTTCACGTCGCCCTGGAACTCCACGCTGCTCAGTTTCGGGCGCAGGTAAGCCTGCGCGTCGAAGTAGGTGCGGAAGTAGTCCTTGCCGTGCAGCTCCTTCAGCTCCTCCATCATCCGTTCGGGCTCCTCCATCACCTCCGCGAGCCTGCGCAGGGCGTCCTCTCCGCCGAGCTGCGTCCGCTTGTTCGGCGTTCCCTTCGCCCTGCCGCCCGTCTTGGGCGTTCCTTTCGGTCTTCCTCTTCTCTTCTCCATAATCCTTTTCCATTCAGTTCTGCGATGCGGCGGCGTTCGGGTCTTGCGCGGCCTGCGGTCGCTCCGTCCGCAGCCGTGCGAGCTGTTCCTCCTGGGCGTTGATGACGCTGAGGAGCTTGTCGCCGAACGGGAACGCTCCCGCCTCGAGCATGTTCTTGAGGCTTATCTGCCCGCTCTGCCATATCTGCATCAGGAAGTCGTTGGCCACCTGCCGGAACACCGGCGATGTCTGGCTCTCGCTGATGTTGATGTCATACTCCATGAGCTTCACCTTCGAGGGGTTGAACATCACCTTGCGTCCGTCCCGCCCCACTATGTTGACGATGCGGTCGGTGTCGTAGAACTGCTGTATGTTCTTGCAGTCCTTGGCCGCCCCCGCCTTTGTGAAGCTGGCGAAGCTCGTCAGGATGCCTTGCAGGCTCGTTGCGGCGTTCTGCGTCTGCTGAGCGTAGTAAGTGCCGCTGACGCTGCCGACCGACTTGCCCTGCAGGGCGGCGTTCACCCCCGTTATGTCGTCGAAGAACTGCTTCTCCATGGCCACCAGCTCGGCGATGCCGAGGTTCTGCACGCTGTTGGTTATCTGCTGCGGCTGCGGCGCGTTCGCCTTGGCGTGGTAAACGTACACGCCGCCCGGCTTCGCCCACACGTCGGCGATGTCCTCTATCGACAGCCCCGTGCCTTCCAGCACCGTGTCGGGTATGGTGAGCAAGCCCTTGGCTGATGTGCGCAGCAGGTAGTCGTTGAGGTTGAGCAGGCGGTTCATGTAACGCTGCGTGTCTATGACATCGGACACGAAGGAGTGTATCTCCCCGTTGACGAAGGGGTAGAAGCGGAACACGAAGGGATGGCCGCCGTGTTCGTAAGGGGTCTCGCCCTGCCGCAGCACGTCGCCGGTGGGAGCGTAGAAGCGGTAGTACCAGTAGTTGTCAACGAACCACTCGGCCGCTATGAGGCTTCCCTCCGCCTCTTCGGGGCTCACCCCCGCCGAAAGGGCTTCCGCCCGCCGCTGCTCGTTGACGGAGTCGACAAGCTCCGCCTTGTCGCTCACCTCGCACTTGAATATCTCGCCGTTCAGCCTGTCGTAGCAGTGGTAGCGTGGCTTCCTCTCCTTGTTCCACACCTCTATGACGCGGCACTGGTTGGTGTCCTGCGGGATGAGGAACGACGCTGCCTCGCTCTTCCGGAACCCGAACTCCCTCACGCTCTGCGTGACGTAGCGCGAATCGGACGCGTAATGGTAGACGCCCCGCAGCCGCTCGATGTCCTTCGGCGACTTGGCGAATGTTGACAGCAGCTCGCCCCACGGCATGTCGTGAATCTCGCCCACGATGGAGCAGTCCCAGCCGCGCGCGTCGGCCATGCCCACGTCCACGAAGAAGTTGTCGGGCTGCACCGTCGTCGTCCAGCAGTCCAGCCTGTCGCCGTTCCATCCGTATGTCTTCCGGCAGGCTGCCGCGCCGCTGATGCAGAACTCCTCGAAGATGTCGCCCATCAGCGACCGCTGGTCGTTGATGTCGCCGACGTACTTGAGAAGCTCCGTGAGGCAGTCCGACAAGGTCTGCTCGTCACGGTCGCGCGCCACGCAGATCGGCTCGGTGTTCTGGTTGAGGTAAAGCCCCTTGAGCGTGTTCACGAGCTTGCGAATCATGTTGTTCTTCAATGCCGCGTAGCCCTGCCGGCGCAGCAACGTCCCCTCGCGCACCAGTCTTCCGTCATCGTCTCTCACGAGGTCGTTCCACTGGTCGCCGTAGGTGTAGTCGATGCACCGCTTGCGCTCCCGCCGGAACCGCTCAAGGTTGTTCCAGCAAAGCTCGGCTTGCATGAGCACGTCGTAGGCGTGACTGCCGGGTGTGGCCGCGGCTGTGTTGTATGCCATTGTCCTGTTTTTTTGTGGCGAATTTAAGGGTCTTTGTGCAATTTCAATGCATATCTTCGCAAATCGTGCATGCAAGGGGAAGCCCGCCGTCCTCTCGAACAGGCGGGCTTCCCGCAATCAAGCACAAGAAACCGATGGAACGATTCCGTCACCTCAGTTTGTCGGTGTACTTGTCCACGCACTCCAGCGTCAGGCGGCTGACGCGGTCGGCGAAGCCTGCGAGAGCCGTCCATCCGGCAGCGACGAACCACTTGAACGGCGTTCCTCCAAGGCGTGGAATCCCGCCGCCCTCGACAGCCCCGATGAGCGACCACCGCGCCATGTCTCTCGAACCCCACAACGCGAGGTACTTAGTCCCGCCGCCGTTGCGGACGCCACGTTCCATCAACGTGCGCACGGTCTTCAGCGTGTCGGGCTCGCCGAGCTTCAGCGGGCGGGTGACGTAGAACGCCTTGCCGCCTCCTGCCATGCCGCCCGTCTGTGCGATGGTGAACCTGCCCACCTCGACAGCCCCGTCCGCCCCTTGCAGGTTCAGCAGCGTGTCGGGGTAGCCCTGCAACGACGACAGTATGCGGCAGTCCATCGTCGTCCACGTCTTCGTGCCTATGCCGTACACATACGCTATGTGCGTGTCGGCATCGTCGGCTGCGTACGGTCGATAGACCACCACCCTGTAGTTGGCGTAGTCGAAGGCTATCCTTGCGCCCGCCTTGACGAAAGCGGCGAAGCCGTCGGCCTTGAGGTAGCCCATTCCCCCGAACTTCGCGTGAATGTCGTTCCAATGGGGCAGGTCGGACTTCGGGTCGGCCACCGCTCCGCGCCCCTGCAACGCCCCGCTCAGCAGGCGTGTCTGCCCTCCCGACAGCTCCATCAGCCCACGCTCGGAAAGGAACACGATGGAGTTGTCTATCTGCGTCACGGCGTTGGGGTCGCCGCCAAGCAGCGTCTCCCTCGACACTGGCTGCTTCGCGGTGAACGCTCCCGTGCCGCCCACCTCCAACGCCCAGATGCCGTCGGTGCAGAAGGCGTAGAGCGGCATCGTGCCGAACGCCGTGCCTTGGCTCATCGCCTTTGTGCTGTCCTTGATGGCAGTGATCTCGCCCGACCCTATCGCCTCGACGTTGGCGGAGTCGAACCTGAAGGGGTTGTCAACCTCGCTCGTGTACAGGTAGTTCGTCTGGTGAATCCATCCCTCCTCCCATGTATAGGTTTCGTCATGTTCTGCGCTGCCGTCAGCAGTGAAGTTGTAATAGCCGAAGTCGGCACGGAAGTAGTAAGCCCCGTGCAGGTACGGGTGCGGCTTCAGTTTCCACCAGAATTCAGAGTTATCAAGTTTATCATTGTTGTCGGCTTGGTACACGTCGCCGGTGAAGTGCAGGTATTTCGCATCGGGGTTCGGGTAGAAGAAGAACCCCGGCCATGAGCTGAAGTGCCCCCAGTTGCCCGTGGCGATGACGACCTTGTTCATCATACCGCCGCTCTCGATGTACACCGTGAACGTGCCGTTGATGTATGCGTCCACCTTGTTTTCGCTATTATAGCCTACGACATACTTCCCTTGGGCGGAATACGCCGCCACAGGCCCCATCGGCATGGTGGCGTATTCCTTTAGGTCAACGTTGGCGATGTTCAGCCTGCCGTTGTAGGTGTGTATGAGTTTCGGGCTCTTCACGGTGCGTTCCTTGTAGCCGTCGGGCAGCTGCGTGAAAGTCTCAAGGCTCTCGATGCCGCCGGTTCTCTTCACGCTGACCCA